GCGAGAGGTAGTCTGGATTACTCCAGCGTTCCGAGGGGGCAAGGCCCCCTCAATCCCTTATAGGGATTGGTCACTGACCAACGAGGATAGAAGATTAACTATCCAACCACTCATATACCTTTACGGAGGATATCCGCAAGGCATAGACACCTTGGTCAAGCACATCCCGTTGAACGGGAAGATCATGACCGTTCGTTTGCGAATTCACGCATTCGAACTCATACGTATCAGGGGTACCAGCAAGGTTACGGAGGTATGAACCTCTACCGAACTGGATTTCCTGATGGTAATCGTATGCTTTATCCTTAAGGCTTAAGAGCTTTTGTTTCTTTGCGAGTACTTTAGCATGATGGACGCCACGTCGAAACGTGGGATGAACCTCATCTAATGTACCGTAAAGTGCTCCATCGCCATAGCCGTTTGGAATCCTAGGTTTCTGCCAATAATCAGGCAAGAAACTTCGGCTCCATGCATAAAGGTCAACGTATCTAGGATCGTCTACTACGAGAGTAGAGCGATTCCAGCGACGCAACCTGTTGCACAGTCCAAGTAGTGATTCAATATCATCTACCGGTCCACGGATAAAGAAAGGTGACACATCGATGCCGCCAAAGTAGTGTTTACCACAACTTTCACGGAACGGCCCATCCCAAAATGATTTTTCGTCATTAAGGGAAAAACCGCATAGCTCAAGCACGTACCGAAGACATTCAACGGTACCTGTACGGCAGACAATATCGTCGCCATAAATTGAGCATCGATGGTTATCAGTATGGGTCTCAGCTGAGATTAGATCTTCGCACGACTGGGTAATTGCCCAGAAGAGTAAGGATTCTAACTCAAACGTGAAACCGTTGCCCATAGATGATATCTTATTGTAACGGATGGAAGTTCCATCCGGTAAGATACCAACATCTGAGCGACACATAAGTAACATGTCATACCAATCTGCAGGTAGTAAAAGTCGGCAAACTGCCAAACTAATACTGTCACTTGCAGCCGAAAGATCAACGGTAGCCAGTTCACCATCAACGGACCCTTCAAGGGCCAATCTCTGGTTTACCGTCTGGTCGTTGAGATCAACGTGCACTTTCTTAAGTTGTGCACGCATGTAACCGCCGAACCCTTTCTGAACATACATGTTCATAGTTGGTTCGCAAGCGATTACACGATCAATTGACGCGTCTTTCGGAACGGTGGTTAATCGGTTACCCTCAACTAGTGTAAGACTAAAAGTCTTTTCACTCCAGATAGGCGAGCACTTTATTAAGGCGCTTGCAAATCTAGCACATTGAGGAGTAACCTCCGGGTTCTCAAATGAGAACTTATATTGAGCTTGTCCTTCCACTTTCGGATGCAACATAGTTGCACCGTTAGAGAAATTCATAAACTCAAGGACCTTCTGATGCTCGTAGTTACCAAGTAGCTTCGCTATTTTTCTCGAAGCACGCCACAAAACGCGGTGTGCAACGGGGGTTTTAATCCCTAGTGAATGCCAATTAAGTGAACTATCGAGTCCAGCTAGATTCTCGTCGACGCGATTAAATGATTCAAAAGCCGCATTACTGCGAGCTTCATCATTGTCCTTACTTACAGCGTTAAACTTACGTAAAACGTTATAAAGAAGGTAATCGTGACGAAAAGCGTCTGGGTCTTTGTATTGTGAAGCCACTAATGCGGGATTACACAATGAGGTACGGTTTCTCATAAACGAATCGGCGTAACCGGTATGGTTACACGCTGCTAATTTATTAGCAAACTTCGTGTGAGAAAACGTGGCGCGGCCTTTTAGCTCGCGCAGGGGTATGCACCCCTTCTTTGAAATGGCTTTTGTCATTTCAAATCCTCCTATCAGAGGAACACGGTTAGTATGTACATCGTCCATTGTAGGATTATCTCCAACAATAGATCAAGACCATTAGCATATTGCTCTGGGTCTTGAACGATAAGTTCGTCATGCATAGTACTCTCCTTGTTCCACACGGGCATGGTTTGCATCAAGCAAGCCATTTATACGATCGTTTGTTCTTACGCTTAGCTAAGCGTAGGACCAATGCGATCAAGAAACGTTCTAAGAATTGAAGTAGCATAATGCTTACCTCTCGATTAATAGAACCCTTCAGCCCCATTGATAGCCGTTTGAACATCAGCTAAGCCTAAGATCGCCAACGCACGTTGCGTGTGACTTGTCGCTTGGGCTACAGTTGATTTCTTGTTAATCTGAAACTCATGAGTTGAGTGATTAGCAAGATGTTCGGATGTGATACCAGTGTCAGCATCGGTAAATGATTCAGGTTTCATAAACTGAACCTTTACACGCCAGTATTGGCTATTACTAGTAGGTTGCTTTACAGTAACCTTAATAATAGATGCAAGTGACATTGGTCCGCTACCTGCATAACGCAGGGTGGTCACGCCGTCTTTACGGTCTACTACATCGTATACCTCGTCAGTTGTAATGTCGTCAATGACAGCAGCTGCGAGTGTTAATGATGTTACATTTGGCATAATTGCCTCCAGGGTATTAACCCACTTTAGTTAAAAGGAGAACTAAATCACTTAAGATGTTTCAGTCCCATTTGTGCAGCCAAGGCTACACCAATCGACGCTTGCATCACCGAATCCGGTGCTGTAAACGTAGGCGGGCGGGGTTTGTTCCCCACACCGAACCTGACATGTGACCCCATCTCTACAGATGGTGGTACAGTCATGGTATTGGTACGTCTTGGTATTGGTCCGGAGAATCCGGATGCACTTGAGCTGGCAGTGTTATATATGGAACAATATCCATGTTGAAACTGCAGCCCAGTCGATGCTGAGAACGCGTCGAGGTATGCACCAATTGGTATGAACCAATCAGCAACAAACGACATCGAACTCAACTTCCAAACAGCAGATGGCACATTTAATATGCCTAACTGATTGAAAGTACGACCCTTCGATGGATGGTCAAAGCGATAGCGCACTTTACAGTGAGCAGCGCTTTTCAGGTTCCACTTATGTCCAGAACTACCCCAAGTACTAGGGTAATTAGGCCATCCGTGGTACGTTCTCGAAACCGAGTCCGCACTAAAACCTGTGACAATGCCGTTAGGCTCAGAATCATCTGAGTTCACAGCGGCATGGATCAACTTCGTAGCGACGTAAA